CAAAACAAAAGAAAAAGCACTAAATATAGCACTAAATAAAATTAGTGGTGAGTGGGACACTGATAAATTAGAATCACTATTACAAGAATTAAGAATGGATGATTTTGATTTAAGTTTAACAGGTTTTGATTCTGATGAAGTAGATGATATTTTAGAAGATTTAATAGAAACCAAAGAAGATGATTTTGATGTAGTAGAAGAATTAAATAAAATAGAAAATCCTATTACTAAACTAGGAGATGTATGGATATTAGGTAATCATAGATTATTATGTGGAGATAGTACAAACAAAGAAAATGTAGATAAGCTAATGAATAATAATTTAGCAGATTTTATATTAACAGACCCACCATATAATGTAGATTATGAAGGAAAAACACAAGATGCTTTGAAAATAGCGAATGATAGTATGAACGATAATGAATTTTATACATTTTTAGAGACATCTTTTAAAAACCTATATGAGTCTATAAAAGAAGGTGGCTCAATATATGTATTCCATGCAGACACAGAAGGTTTGAATTTTAGAAATGCTTTTATTAAAGCTGGATTTAAATTAGCACAATGCTTAATATGGGTAAAGAATACATTTGTTATGGGTAGACAAGATTATCAATGGAGACACGAGCCTATACTATATGGATGGAAGGAAGGTGCTGCACATCATTTTATTAATGATAGAACACAAAGTACAATATTAGAGTTTGATAAACCATCAAGAAATGCGGAACACCCTACAATGAAGCCAATAGATTTATTAGTAAAATTAATAAAAAATTCTAGTAAAGAAAATAATATAATATTAGATTTATTTGGAGGTAGTGGCTCGACTTTAATTGCTGCAGAACAAACAAAAAGAACTTGCTATATGATGGAGTTGGATCCAAAATATTGTGATGTTATAGTTAAACGTTGGGAAAAACTAACTAATAAAAAGGCAATACTAGAAGAATAGCGGAGGTGGGTGATATGACGTGAAAGACAAAAAGAAAATAGCCAAAATCGAGAAAGATTACAAAGAAGGCTTCACGTATAATGAATTAGCAAAGAAATACAAATTAACTTATAACCAAGTCACTTATCTCATAAAAAAACAAAACTGGAAAAGAGAAAGCAACTTAAGTATAACGCATATAGGTAATACAAATGCAGTTGGAAATAGTGGAGGACCAGGAGCACCAGAAGGGAACAAAAGAGCACTTACTACTGGAGAATATGAAACAATATTACAAAGTGCATTAACTGAAGAAGAACAAATATTATTTGAAAATATAGAAATACAAAGTAAAAGAGCACTTATAGAAAGAGAATATAAAATGTTAAGAGTTCGAGAACATCGTATTTCAAAAAGAATAACAGCTATTCAAAACAAAGAAAAGGACATGAATGTAGAAAGAATTGTTAAAAGACAATACAATTCAAATTCTTCAAATGAAATAGAAACAGTAACAGAAGCAACAAATGTTATTAATCCGTTACAAAAACTTGAGGATTCACTAACAAGAGTACAAGAAGCATTAAGAAGATGTATAGATAGTTTACACAAAATGGAAAATGATGACAGAAAACTTGAATTAGATATAATTAGATTAGAAATGGAAGCAGCAAAAGAAGATAGCACAAACACAGAAGATTTAAAAGATGATAGTTTCATTAAGGCCCTAAACGAAACAACGGAAGGGGTATGGAATGATTATACAGAAGACGAATAATAGTATAAGTATAGAAGAAAGAATTTCTAATCTAAGAAATAAAGTAATGCAAAATGCAATTACTCTAAAAAAGAAAATAAAAAATGGAACTATATTCAAGTTTAAGCCATTTAGTTTAAAACAAAAGAAAATATTGACATGGTGGACTGATAATAGTCCAGTGAAAGATAAAAACGGAATTATAGCAGATGGAAGTATAAGGGCAGGTAAAACCTTATGTATGTCTTTATCATTCGCATTATGGGCAATGAGTAAATTTAATGGTCAAAATTTTATATTAGCTGGAAAAACAGTTGGAGCGTTTCGTAGGAACGTTCTTTTTTGGCTTAAATTAATGTTACGAGCTCAAGGGTATAAAATAAAAGATAGAAGGTCAGATAATTTATGTGAAATATCAAAAGGCGAAGTAATAAACTATTTCTATATATTTGGTGGTAAAGATGAACGAAGCCAAGACTTAGTACAACGGAATAACTGCTGCAGGTGTGTTTCTAGATGAAGTTGCGTTGATGCCTGAAAGTTTTGTAAACCAAGCATTAGCACGTTGTTCTGTTAAAGGCTCAAAATATTGGTTTAACTGCAACCCAGAAGGACCAAATCATTGGTTTAAAGTTAATTGGATTGATAAAGCTAAAGAAAAGAATATTATACATTTGCACTTTACGATGGATGATAATCCAAGTCTAGATGAAGAAACAAAAGAAAGATATCGTAAAATGTTTGTTGGTGTATTCTTTCAAAGATTTATTTTAGGATTATGGGTACTTGCTGAAGGTATTATATATCCTAATTTTGATAAAGAAAAACATACTATTAAAGCTAAAGATGTACCTACACAATTTGATTATTATTATATATCATCTGACTATGGTATAACGAATCCACAAGTCTTCCTACTTTGTGGAATTAAATATATAAAAGATAAGCCACACGCTTATATATTAGATGAATATTACAACAAAGGTACAAAAAAGAATATAAATGGACAAGAAGAAAAAATAACAAAAACAGATGAATTGTTTTTGAAAGATTATTTGAAAATGACAGAAGGATATAACATAAGAAGAACTATAATAGACCCTTCTGCAACTTCATTAATTAACTTATTTAAACAAAATAAAATAAATGTTAAAGAAGCAGATAATACTGTAATAAATGGAATTACAGTTGTTTTAAATTGGCTTGATGAAGAAAGAATACATATTGTTGCTGAAAAATGCCCTAATTTATTAAGGGAATTTGCAGCATATATTTGGGACGAAAAAGCACAAGAAAGAGGAGAAGATAAACCAATAAAACAAAACGATCACGCAATGGATGCATTAAGATATTTACTACAAACTCTATTCCCAATTAAAACAAGGGGTGCTTATTTTAGTAATTATAAAGGAGTGAACAGATAATGATTACGGAAATGGAAAAAATTGATTTTATATTAAAAGAAGGCGCAAAAAAAGGTATGCCACTTTCAAAATTTATTAATTTAGAAATAAAGGAATTTAAAGATTCTGCTACATATAAAGAAATGATAAAAGGTAGTAAATACTATAAGAATGAAGGAGAAATACAAGATAAAAAAAGAACTTATATAAATGAAAATGGACAAGAAGAAATTGCTCCTCATGCTAAAAACTATAAATTAGGACATCCTATTTTATATAAAATGATTAATCAAAAAGCAGGATACTTAATGAGAAAAAAACCAACAATAAAACAAGTTCTTGAAAAAGGACAAAATGAAGATGCAGACTACAAAGAGGCATTAAAAGATATATTTGATAACAAAATGCACAAAAGACTTAAATATACTCTGATAGAAGCAGTAAAAAGAGCATTTGGTTGGTGGCAAATATATATCGATGAAAAAGGCGAATTTAAAGTGAGACTTCGTTATGCAACAAGAATAGTAGCAATATGGAAAGATGAAGAACACGAAGTATTAGATGCTTTAATTATGTTTTATGATGTAGAAGTTTATACATCTGAAGAAACAAAAGAAACAAAAACAAAAGTGGAATATTACGATTCTGAGGGTGTAAGATATTATATATATGATGCTGAAAGATTAATTGAAGATGTTGAAGAGGTAGAAAGAAGAAAAGAACTTGTAATTGGAAAAGACACTGAAGGAACTACAATATTAGGACATTATACAGTAAATGGACAAGTTAGATTATGGGAAAAACGCATACCATTTATTTATTTTAAATACAATGGTGACGAATTACCTTTAATTCATTTCTTACGAACATTATTAGATTGCTACGATGAATTATGTTCTAAAATGGCAGATAGTATATATGAAGCACCAGATGGTGTAAATGTTGTAAAAAATTATCAAGAAGAAGCGGGAACATTCCAAAAAAATCTATGTACGTACAATACAGTATTTTTAGATACAGATGGAGAATATGATAGGAAAAAAGTAGAAATAACAATAGAAGCATTTAAGGCATTTATAGAACAATTAAGAAAAGACATATATGAAGGTGGATTTGGTGTTGATACACAAAGCGAAAAATTTGGGACACAAGATTCCGGAGTGGCTTTAAAACAATTATATGCTGATTTAGACTTAGACTGTAGCAATATAGAAACTGAATTTAAGAGTAGTTTAGAATATTTTAAATCATTTGTAGATGAATGGTATGCAATAAAAGAAAATAAAGATTATTCAAAACACGATGTAGAATTTGTATTTAATAAAACAATGACTATAAATGAAAAAGAATTGATTGAAAATTGTAACAATAGTATGGACATTTTAAGTAGAGCAACAATACTTGCTAAACACCCTTATGTAGATAATGTTGAAGATGAATTACAAAAAATAAAAGATGAAAAGGAAGAGGAAGAACAACAAGCAGAAAGTGAATATGAAAAATATAGA